GTGGTACTACGGCTTACATCACTCGTGTTCAACTTGGAGAAGCAGGATACATTCATATGTATGGATGGCAGATTGAAAGAGGTGCATCCTACGCAACAAGTTACATCCCTACCTATGGGAGTAGTGTGACTCGTGTTAATGATTATATGAATCTTCTTGCTACGGATTTTTATAGTAGCACCTCTTACACCTACTTCTTGGATATTGACTTGCCAAATGATGTTGGCACATCAGCAGCTCTTTGGACAGACAATGATAATTTACCTACAAATGGAGGATTTCAATTAAGAAAGACATCAGCAGGTGGAACATATATTGGTATCACAACACATACAGGTAGCGGATGGGTAGGTTTTGCTACTAATGTCTTAACAGGAAGATTGAAGATTGCATTGAGATACAATAATGGAGTTGTAGAGATGTGGTACAATGGAACTAAATCTACACAAACATTTAATGTTACAGGTTGGAATCAATCTACAAATCATTTCAAGTTTCAAAATGGAAGCTATGGAACATATGAGACTCAACAATTCCTATATATCCCTACTGCATTAACTAACGAGGAAGCAATAGATTTAACAACACTATAATGAAAACATTTAGAAAATACTCTTTTGGCTCTAAAGGAGCAGCCACTACAAAGATTAACGCTTTAGGAGTTGATGAGGAAGGTAACCCTACTCACTCTCACGCTATAGTACATCTTGGACACTTGGTAGAAACCGAAGGTACATACGATGATGAAGGAAACGAACTCACCGCACCTGTACTATCTTCTACCTACCATATTGATGTGCTATGGGATGGTGAGCCTGTAGAATCTTGGGACTCTGCTATGGTATGGTGTGCGCCTATGGGCGTTCATACTTTCGGTTCATCTTCTGCTATTCGTGAGTGGACTGAAGAATGTAAGGAGTTGCATCCTGAATACTTCCCAGAGCCTGACGAAGAAGATTTGGTATAATGAGCAATCAGGATCAAAACTACATCCCCTCACGCACCTCCCCAAAAGGGGGGCGGAGGGGTTGCCTATGTTGGGAGACCAATACTTATTCTATTAAGTGTTGTGACGGTTCTGTCCGTGCGCAAGGCATAGGTTCAATTTATTTAAACCCTGACGAATGAGAAAGATTGACAAGATTATTATTCACTGCTCAGCGACCCCTGAGGGACGGGATGTCTCTACAGAGACCATCCGTCAATGGCACTTGCAGCGTGGGTGGTCAGACATTGGCTACCACTATGTGATTGAGCTAGACGGAAAGGTTGTACCTGGTCGACCGATTGAGCGTGTTGGGGCGCATTGTAGAGGCGAGAATACGGGCAGCATCGGTGTTTGCTATGTCGGTGGTGTAAACGAGGAGATGATTCCTAAGGACACTAGGACGGAGGCACAGAGAGCTGCGCTTCACGGCTTGCTCTTTGACCTCACTGACAATTTCCCTAAGGCAACTATCCACGGGCATAACGAGTTTAGCAGCAAGGCGTGCCCGTCATTTAATGTACAGACAGAGCTATGATACAGACAATAAAGAAGAACCTGACTACCATCTTGAGCTTTGCCGACAGCGAGTTTCTGGAGTTGCTTATCGCTATCCTCCACACCTTTTTGTTGCCTGCAGCGGTATGGTCAGAGATAGGTTTCAAATGGCACATTATCATCTTCGCAGTGGGCGGAGGTTTGTTTCAATTTTATAGTGTTGGGATGCGTGATTTACGTTGCCGCTACTACTCAACGGTTATCGCTACGCTTGTGGCGTTTCTCACCGTTGAGCAGTATATGATGACAGGGCTGATGATGGAAGCCCCTTCTCGTTTCGGTTGGCTTATCATTGCGTTTGCGGCAGTCATCAATCAAATACGTGTAACTAGACAATGGAAAGTAAAGAACTGATAATCGCACTTGTGACGATCTTGGGTAGCGGTGCAGCGTTTAAGTTTTATGAGATGGTCATTAAGACCAAGAAGGAAGCGGCACGGGAGTTGCGCAAAGAGCAGCGTGAAGAGAACCCAGAGGCGATGTTTAGAGATGACCTGCTCAAGCGAGTAAACGAGATGAGCAGCAGCTTGGAAGATGCGCAGGCGGAAATCTTACGACTTACGCAAAAGGTAGCGGAGCTTGAAACCGAGAACAAGTATTTGAAACGAGAGGTAGATATTTTAAAAAGAGGTTAATGAACATAACACACGATAACGACAGCTTAGACAGCTTTATTAACGAACTAGAGAACCAAGAACAACCAACCTGTAACATAGACAATCCTGAAGACTGCGAAGCGTGTGGTGCGTAAGTGGTGTGAAACTGCACCTGTAGAGTGTAATTGTAAAAATAGATGCAATGGCAAACCCAATAATAAACAAACTGCTCGGAAAAGGCGCACAGGAGACGATTAAAGCCGTTTCTGATGTCGTGGATAGGTATGTATCCACTCCAGAGGAGAAAGCCGCTATAAAGGCTTCTATTGAAGCTGAGGTAAGTAAGCGATGGCAAGCTGATATGGGAAGTGATAGTTGGCTAAGCAAAAACGTAAGACCATTAACCTTAGTGGTGGTCGTAGCGTTTTTGGTGTTAGCTACTTTTTTTGACGGCTTGGGCTACCTCGAGGTAGATCAAGCGTGGATAAGCCTTTGGAATATGTTAAGTGTAACGGTTGTCGGTGGGTACTTCGCAGTACGCACCATCGACAAGCGTGGGACTCCTAAATGACTCTAGAGTATTAAGAGTATATATATCCCCCTTTAGGGGGGTATATATATACTCTAAAGTATACTAAAGTAAAAAGCACATTGTGCCTGGTACTGCCAAGCCCAAAGTGCTTTTTTTTTGCACACACTTGTACACATTAAATTTTTTTGTATATCTTTGGGTATAACCAAAAAATAAAAATGCTATGAAAGATTATTTATGTATTGAGCACGGAGAGTTTTTTATCGTCTCTGCTAAAGACTTTAATGAAGCTAAGTCATTTGCCTTAGAGTATGGAGGCGAAGCCATTAAAGAGATTAGTATCAACGAATAATAACTACCTTAAAAAACAATACAATGATAAATCAAGTATCTAAGAAAGAATGTATGGAAGCTATTAACTATCTGTGGGGTACAGGTGCTACGATGCAAATGTCATCAGACCAACAATACTACACAGAGATTCTACTAAAGAAAGTAGCTAACCAATACAACATCGAATTAGGCTAAGACCTAATTAACAGCCACCCTAAAAAGGTGGCTTTTTTTATTTATATTCACCACACTAAATTTTACAGCTATGTCAATCAAAGACGATTATATTAAACTATGCGAGGCTCGTATCGAGGCTCTAGAGAAAGAACTAAAGTTAATGACCGATTGGATATGTCGTGACAATCTCCTTTTAAGGGAGTTGCCACGAGAGGTTACCCTTGACCAATTCAAATGCTACAAAGAAGGAGTCAAAGAAGATGAAGATAAATGAAGAGGTTAGAAAAGCAGGAAACTACGAAAAGTACGAAATCAATGAAGTCACCTTATACAACCACTTATTCCTCCACTTTGGAATCCAAGACAGAAACAGACCTGAAGAAGAATCCCCCGTCAAATACTCCTCACTACTACGTAGGCAAGTATAAGAGCTTAGAGGCTTTTGATGTGGTTATGGATTTCCAGAGGGATTCGTATAACCTTGGTGTTGCCATTGCTTACCTGCTTCGGGCAGGAAAGAAGCAAGGCAACCCAAGATCGCAGGACATCGCAAAGGCGATAGACCATTTAAATAAGGAGCTAGAATATGAAAGAGACTATAGACCTGCAGCTGAGGTTACCGAAGACGGTCAGCCTTAACACGCTGTACGCAGGTAAGCATTGGACATTTAGAAAAAGGGTAAAAGATGAATACAAGAAAATTGTTGAAGAGGAACTATCTCGTTATGACTGCTATCGTGCAGAGGCTTGCACTATCCACATTAGGTATAATTCTCGTGCTGATGTGGATAATATTGTTTTGGTGTCAAAATTTGTTGCTGATACTCTCGTGGCTAACAAATGGATTCCTGATGACTCTCCTAAATACTACCACAAGCTCACTATCATATATGACAAGGAGGTTGAAAAGAATTATTGTGAGGTTACAATTAGACTCATAGAAGCTGAGCTATGCCAAGAATAAATCAGCTAGACCTGTTCTCTGGGATTGGAGGTTTCCACCTAGGATTTGAGAGGGCAGGGTATGACGTGCGCAGCTACTTCTCTGAGGTAGATAAGCACGCTATAGCAGTATACAAACACCAATTTAAAGAGAGCACCTATGTCGGAGCAGTTGGAGATGTTCGGGGGGCAGACCTCCCAAGAATCGACCTTATCACTTTTGGAAGTCCTTGCCAAGACTTTAGTCAGGCTGGA